AAGGACAACAACGGACAGATCAGCACTGGCTGGCAGAACCTAGACAAGAAACTGTTTGGCGGTTTCAACCGCGGAGAACTGAACATCTTTGCTGGTGGATCAGGAGCAGGAAAGAGTTTGTTCCTACAGAATCTTGCGGTGAACTGGGCACAGGCTGGTCTGAACGTTTGTTACATATCGTTTGAATTGAGTGAACAACTGACCGCGATGAGGCTGGACGCCATGATGACCAACATTCCAACCAAGCGGGTTTTCCCGGAGATAGACAACGTGGAGATGAAGGTCAAGATGTTAGCCAAGAAGTCCGGACTGCTACAGATCAAGTACCTACCAAGTGGTAGCAACGTGTTGGACGTGAGGACATATCTCAAGGAACTAGAGCTCAAATCAAAGAAGAAGATAGACTGTATCTTGATCGACTACTTGGATCTCATGATGCCCAAGAGCAAGAAGATTTCACCAGCAGATCTATTCATAAAAGACAAGTATGTGTCTGAAGAACTGCGAAACTTGGTCGTGGAGAAACAGTGTGTATTAGCAACAGCATCTCAGTTGAACAGGGCCTCTGTTGAGGAGATAGAGTTCGATCACAGTCACATTTCGGGAGGCCTGTCCAAAATACAGACGGCAGACAACGTGATAGGTATATTCACATCGAGGGCAATGAAAGAACGTGGCAGATACCAGATACAGTTCATGAAGACCAGATCCAGTTCGGGTGTTGGGCAGAAAGTCGACTTGGAGTTTGACGTGGACAGTCTAAGGATCAGGGACCTAGCGGATGATCCAGAATACAAACAGTTTGACAAACAAAGGAGCACCATATACGACAATCTCAAGAAGACATCCAAGGTAACAGGCGATGGCACACCAAAAGATGCTCGAGATGACGTACCTGACCCGACCAAAGGCGACACAGTAGGCAAAGTCAAGGCCACAGTAGAAGGTGGCAAACTGAGACAACTGCTCAACGAGTTACACTCAGATGAAGAACAGTAACGACATAGAATACATCTATGAGAAGTTGAGTTTGTTGTATCCAAACTACTCAAACAAGAAACCAAAGGCAAAAATTTATTCAAAGGCATACACGAGTCTCATAGGCGTGATGTTGTCAGCACAGAGTCAGGACAAGAGGACGGCGGTGGCCTGTAGACAACTGTTCGCACTGGCAGACACACCCGAAGACATGCTGAAACTTACACGGGAAGAGATCATAGAAGCCATCAGACCCGCGGGACTGTTCAACGCCAAGTCCAAGAACATACTGGCTACGAGCAAGATGCTGTTGGATAAGTTTGACGGACGTGTGCCCAACACACAGAAGGAACTGATGTCATTGCCCGGTGTTGGCCGTAAGAGCTCTGACATCGTTATGAGATTCGTTTTTGGAGAACCACACATAGCGGTGGACACACACGTGTTCCGCATGCTGTGGAGATTGGGTTGGGCAGACAGTCTGGACGAGGGCAAGGCTTCCATCACAGTGAACAACACCACACCCGGCAAGTACAAGTACGGTGCCCACATGTGGTTAATAACACATGCAAAACTTGTTTGTAAATCAAGATCGCCGGTGTGCAATGACTGTGTAATCAGTGCCGCATGTGATGGGAGAGATATAGATGTGCCCAAAAGTAAATTGCGAGGCGTCCATGCCAACAATAACTAGATATATATTTTGTCATGAAAAATTGTATTGTTCAATATTGGATTCCTGCTTCTGAATACGCAGACCCGAACTATAATAACTTACTTCAGAAACAGCCTTTACACAAAATAAGTCGGAAAAGTTTTGAACAATATTCAAACAAGTATGACATAGACTACATTGAAATTAACAAGAAAAAAATTAATTGGAAACATCCTACGTTTGAAAGATTCGATCTTTGGCTAGACGACGAGTGGTGGGAAAAGTATGATCAAATCATGTATGTAGATAGTGATATCTTTGCCTTACCATGGGCACCAAATATCTTTGGTTGTCACCCCAATCTGGACACATTCAAATACTGCCATGCTCCTCGAATAGAAAACGCCAAGACGCCAAAACAACAAGATGTATTCTATCATGGACTACTCAAAGAGACTTGCACCGTCGAAGAAGTCATATCTAAGGGGTTTCAAACAGGAGTGTTTATCTTGACAAAAAAATCAAGAGATATCATGAAACCTTACATAGAACGTTTCAAAGAGTTCAAAGATCATCATGATGGCGAAATACTGAACTGGGCAAACATCAGAAGCGGTGTGCCTACGGAAAAAATGAACCATTGGTTCAACTTTAAAAATGCTCATTTCAGAGATAAACCGAAAATTTATTTCTTTCATGCGGCCGGCAGAAAGAAAGGAACAGAGGAACACGCACATAGAATAAGATTATACTTGAAACAAAACGGATTGCTAGAAAAAAATTAATAGAATAATATACGTAGATAAATAACTTTGCTCAAGGCAATAACAGGCAAACATAAAAGCATAGGCAAATGAAAGATAAAGAACTGAACGACATAACAAGGCTGTACGATAGATTCATTAGGCAATGTCCAGGCACAGAAAAATACACGCATAGGCTAGCCGAGGAGACTCAAATCATCCTTAAACTACGTTTCGTAGACTACTTCATCCAAATATGTGATATCATTGCAATGACAAGGGACATACCACACATGACACGTGGTAGTGCTGGTTCGTCATTGGTCTGTTATCTTCTGGGCATAACAGATGTGGACCCGGTGGAGTGGGACATACCCGTGGCAAGATTCCTAAACCCAAACAGGGACGACCTACCTGATGTTGATATTGATTTCCCCCATCATCGACAGGACGAGGTCATGCAGAGGATCTTCAAGAAGTGGCCAGGACGCAGTGCTAGGATATCTAACTACGTGCTCTATAAGGATAAATCAGCAAGGCGTGAGGCGGCGAAAAGACTTGGTGCCAAGGGTAACCTACCCCGCAGGTTCACATATGATTCGTTGGGCATCGACACCAAAGAAGCCAAACGTATCGAGAACAAATTGAAAGGCAAGAAGAGATGCATATCAAAACACTGCGGAGGAATACTGATGTTTCAAAGACAATTACCAAAAAGCCTGTTCACGGCGGAGAATCAAATACTACTGGACAAAAACGAAGTGGAGGACCTAGAACACCTAAAGGTGGACATTTTAGCCAATCGTGGTTTGTCGCAACTCATAGAGATAAATCCAACAATGAAGTTAACAGACTACCCGCAGGAAGATGCCGCTACCTCGGACCTTTTGTGTCGAGGAGACGTGTTGGGAGTCACACAGGCAGAGAGTCCGGCTATGCGGAGACTGTTCAGGGCAATCAAACCAAAGAGCGTTAAGGACTGTGTGTTCGGCACGGCACTGATAAGACCAGTCGCAGTGTCCGGACGTAAGAAGGCAACCATGTTCCATGATTGGAGCAAGGAGCGTATGAGTGACACGATAGTGTACGAGGACGATGCCATAGACAGGATATCAGAGGTGCTGGGTATTGACAAGTACGAAGCAGACATGTACAGACGTGCATTCGCAAAGAAGAATGAAGAAAGAATAATGGAGTTCATATCGAGGCTTGGCGACCATCCACGCAAAGATGAGATCATAACAATGTTACAGTCCTTGTCAGGATTCGGTCTGTGTAGGGCACACGCTGTGAACCTGGGTAGACTGATATGGGCGTTGGCGTACCAGAAGGCACATAACCCAGAGAAGTTCTGGAAGTCTTGTTTGAAACACTGCCAAGGATCCTACAAACGCTGGGTGTACAGGACCGAAGCCAAAAGAGTTGGCATAGATGTTATCACACCAAGCAAGTCTGACAAGTGGGACACACCCGAATTCCAATACAGGAAATATGGTTGGTGGAGTAATAATAACTTCATGCCGGGTATGTATGTGAAAGAACTTTACCTTGACAAGGTGGAGTTTGCAGGAATGATAGCCAACGGCAGAGTGTTCAGGGGAGACAAAGGCAGATACGTCACGTTCCTTACGTTGGGTGTTGGTAATGGACAGTACATAGATGTTACCATAAAGAAAGCGTTCGCATACAGTGACCATGATGTGGTGTGGGGACAAGGAACGATAAGACACAGTAACAATTCAGACTATGTGGAGTGTTATGACTCCAAAGGTTTCCGTTTGGAGAAATATCTATCCAACTAATTCGAGATCATTAAATAAGCATATAATGATTCTCATAGCACACAGAGGTAACACGAACGGTGTCAATCCTGAAAAAGAAAACACAGTTGCATACATCAAGGATGCACTAAAACAAGGTTATCATTGTGAAATAGATGTTTGCAAGTTTGATGGTAAACAATTTTACCTAGGCCATGACGAACCACAGGAAGCGGTATCGGTAGAATTTTTAAGGGACAACCCTTTGTGGTGCCACGCCAAAAGTTTTAACGCCCTAGAGGCAATGACCGCCCTAGGAATTCATTGCTTCTATCATAAAAGTGATGATTATGTAATGACGAACCAAGGTTGGATTTGGGCGTACCCAGGACAACCAGGAGGCAAGTACACCATTGCTGTTCATCCGGAAAAACTACATCCAGGTGATGTTCGGAAGTTTGCAGGCGTATGCTCTGACTACGTGGAGAAATTTAATGATTAAGTTAGTTGTCCTAGATGTTGACGGAGTGTTAACAGATGGAAAAAAGTATTACAACCGAGAAGGCGATGTAGTAATGAAGACATTCTGCGACAAAGATTGGACTGCCATCAAGAGATTAAGAGCAATGGATATACATGTTGTGTTTCTGACAGGCGATCCTTTCAATGAGTCCATTGCAAATAACAGAAACATACCTTGCATAGTAAATCGTAAAGACGGTAAACACACAGACAAATCTCACTACATAGAAGACCTAGCAAAAAAATACAAGTGTAAACTGAACGAAATTGTGTATGCAGGGGATGACATTTTTGATATAGAGATAATGAAGAAACTAGATCATGCTTACTGCCCAATGAACAGTGAGATGACTGTGCAATCATACGCAGACCCTATCGATGCAAATAGCGGTGAGAATTTTGTTATGCACTTGTTAGACCAATTACAAACAGAGAATCTTATACCCACTCCGAAATTCAACGAGCATCTTAAGAAAGTATACGAACTAGATGAGAAGGAGAAATTCTAATGCATGACGTCACACTGTACGGACACATGACCGTAGATAGAATTTTTGATGGGTTTGAAGAAAAACAAACCCTTGGTGCAATGGCAAACATGTGGAGAACTTTCAAACATATAGCACCAGAATTGGATATAGGAATGTGTCCTACAAGTATAGGGGAAGCAGTAGTTTACATAGACAGAGATTCAAGCACGAGGTATTCAAACTTTGTTCCTGACATAAAGACAAACACACCAATCATACAACAGTCTAAAATATCACACGCGATGTACATAAACAAATTACTTGATGTAAGTTGGTTGAAAGAACTAACAGGTGTTATATCTGCAGACGTGTGTGCAGGACCCAGGGTTGACAGTACTTTATTACAACACATAGATTATTTTTTCATAGCCGACGAGGATGCATATGCGGATCTGAAGACAATGTGCAAGGACACGAAAGGACATGTGATACTGCATACAAACAAAAGCAGTGTGGTGGCAGATGGCAGATACGAAACAAGTTACAAAATAGATGACAGCATGTTTGTACCCAAGAGTAACGTTCTCGGTGCAGGAGATATGTTTGCCAGCAGTTTCTTGTATGGATTACATTTAGGATTACAGATAGAAGAAATACAAGAATACGCACACGAAACAACAAGTAAGTTAATAAGGACTGAGAATGAAAAAATATAATCTACTATTACCAATAGCGGGCAAGGCCCAACGATTCATCGATGCAGGTTACACAATGCCTAAAGCGTTGATATTAGCAAAGAACAAACACGTGATAGACTGGGCAATGGATTCCATTGACACAAAGGATTGCAATTTAATTTTCATGGTGAGGGTGGACCATGTGTATAACTTCAGCATTGATAAGATACTGAAACAAAAGTTTGGTGAGGATATCACTATCGTAAAATTGAACAAAGTCACAAGAGGTGCATTGGAGACTTGTACTTTGGCTAGAGAACACATCGATAACGACTTACCATTGATTGTGTACACACCAGATGTACACTTTGGTCCTGTATTCAATCCTGACACAATTAGTGATGATAGTAATGGCTTCCTGTTGACGTTTACTGCAAATAGTCCCGACCACAGTTACTCCGAATACGACGAGCAAGGTATAGTAAGCAACGTGGTAGAGAAAGAAGTAATATCTAAAGAAGCAAACGTTGGTCTTTATCATTTCAAATCTGGAAAAACATTTTTAAAGTATGCAGACGAAATGATTCAAAATGAAATAATGTACAAGAATGAATTTTACATAGCACCTATGTACAACCTCATGATAAGAGATGGATTGAAAATTACGGCCGCCAACACAGAGAAAATGCACGTGCTGGGCACACCACACCAGTTTGAATTTTTCTGTAAACGTGTTATTACAAGATTCGGCGACAAGCCGATTGCACTTGCAAGTGACCACAGTGGATTCCTAGCAAAGAAACAATGCAAGGACATACTTGATAATCTAGCAATACCCTACATAGACGTTGGCACTTACACCGACAAGGCATGTGACTATCCGGATTATGTTTTGCAAGTGACCAAATTGATCGAGACAAATGATTGCTCACATGGTATAAGTTTTTGTAGGTCAGGACAGGGTGCAAACATCACTGCGAACAAGGTAGATGGCATAATATCTGCACTGTGCTTTGACGACTACACGGCGGAGTATGCAATCAAACACAACTGTGCAAATCATATAGCCGTGCCGTCCGGGTACATGGACAAGGCAAAGATACAAAGCCTGATCGAAACATTACTCAAGTCTACGTTTGATGGCGGACGACACTTCACAAGACTCCATAAACTGTTATGATCGTAAACCATAAACGTAAGTTCGTTTTCGTGTGTGTTCCAAAGACTGGTTCAACGACACTGTCAAAGTATTTCAAACGTATAGGCGAGTTTGACAAACCTAAAGGCCATCCATGGCTAATGGAAAAGTACCATTACCCTATATCTAAAATACAAAAAGATGAGGACGTAAAAGGCTACTACAAGTTTGCATACCATAGGAATCCATTTGACAGACTTGTGTCTTCGTGGATAGACTTCACCCAAGAGAAGGGACATCTGCGAACGTGGAGTGAGAATCTCGTAAAACAATTTAAATCGTGGGAGGATTTCTCTAAAAATTTTGTTGATACAGAGTGGGCCAATGAAATACATTTCCAACCAACAACGTTCTACACCCACGTAGACGGTGTACAAGCAGTGGATCATATTGCTAGATATGAAAACTTTAGTGAAGAAACAAAATACATCTTTAAGAATGTGGGTATAAATTATCGAAGCGAAAATTTTTATCATAGATTCAGGCAAACCAACAGAGATAAAGATTAT